GAGCTTGATACTCCCTCTAAAAAGTCAGCCTTAGCAACCGGTGTCAAGTCTTTAACTGCGTCACGCATAATGACAATATTTTGAGCTGCTTGTCTAAATTTTTCTCTAGCCGGATGCGACTGGTGAGAATCAAAGTTGGTTTTGATTAAATTAATTATCTGGTCATGATATTGACCTAGTGCCTTTTCTAGGTCTTTAGGATAGAGTCCTTTATTCGCAGCATCAACAGAAACACCACCGTCACTACCTTCCAAGGTTATTTCACCCCTAATAATTCCGATCGATAAACGGCTATCATTGTTTTCTACGCATGCATTGTCTTGGTCTTTGAATGGATCATCAGGGGTACGACTATAATCCATGACATAATATAAGAATAAATCATCTTTCGCATAGTTATAAAATAAGTTCTGACCTCTTGTTTTGGTAGTACACCAAGTTGTATCTTTACCGCTAATGTCACATGCTGTCGATCCTTCTTTTGTTTTAGGTAAGAGGACTGTCCATGGACCTACCCTACCGATGACGTCGACATTAGGGTTTGATGATTCGACAGATATATCTTGATTTCTTGGTGTGTCTAAGTCTGTATTGATAACTGCTAGAGCTCTTCTCAGTTCACCAACCGTAGGATAATTTCTTTTTGTTAGGTCAGTTGGAAAACCATTAGCTAACAGTTTTGTTTGACTGTCATCCATCCTGAAGCTTATAACATCACCCACAATATCAGCAACAGGCTCACCACCTCTTGCTTTTTTGATCCAAGAGAGGTCAGACAAGATTGTGACCCCTCTATTATATGCATCTAAATAATCTTGTTGTTCTTCAGCTGGAACTGAATTTTGTATCCATTGCCTTGCTTGACGTGTCTCTTGTAGTAAATAATTTTCTATCAATAGACCGAGCTGTCGCCTTGTAATTCTCATATGTCATCCTCACTAAAGATAATTATCAAGAGACGACTAAAAATACTCAGTTAAGTCAATATTTCGGGCTGCTGCTTCTTCAAGGTAGCGAAGAGGATTGTAACCTTCTGATTTAAGGATACTTTCGTATGACATGCGAATACCTTTTGCTAGAGATATACGTGGAGACCAGCCAGTATACTCTCTTGCTTTTGCACTTGATAAGATATGATTTCCCATATACTCGGTCTGAGGAAGCCATTCTACAGTATCTGCGAAACTCTGACCACACACTTCGTCCATCAGTTTGATAATTTCACCGGTGACAAGCGGTGTTTCTGCGGCGATATTAAAGTCATTGTTCCAGCACTTGTCTTCTTTCATGCAAGAAAAGACACCATCGCAATAGTCGTTGACATGTAAGTAGTCTTTGATCTTGCTAGGATCGAGGAACATCTGGATCTTTTCTACACCGTTGAGTTTTGCATAGATTGTTTTGGCAATAAGAGAGTTCATGTCACCTTCACCACCGTATGCGAAGAGCGGGCGGACAATCATCCACTTGCTACTATGAGACTTGACCACCTCTTCAGCTGATAATTTCTGGCAACCGTAAAAAGTGCTAGGCCCTCGATCTGAGTCTTCGACAATGGCTGACTGTTGATACTTAGGAGTATCATAGATAACTGTGGTGCCCATATAACAGACTGGGATGCCGCATTTCTTTGCAGCACGACAGATGTTGAAGGTGCCTTGCACATTGGTCAGTGTTGAATCTTTTGCATTGAGTGCGACGACATCTGTGCCTACAACAGCAGCATTATGGATCACGTAGTCGATGCCATTAACTTCGAAGAAAGCCTGCCAGGCCTCTTCGCTGTTTTGGTGCACACAAGGTTCACCCTTTTCTGTGACATATTGTGACACGAAAGCTGCGTCTTCGTTTTCTGCATGCACACCAGAGACAAATTCGAAACCGTGTAGTTTGGCGCGCTTGGCCAAGTTTGTGCCGATGAAACCCTTTTCACCGGTGATAAATAATCTTTTTGACATAAAACCTCCTGATATGTGTTATTATAACAGGAGGCGTATTGTTTTACACGTTTATGTGTTTAGTAACGACCGTAATAGCGTCTGCGGTAGAGTTCACCTCGGGAGACTGCTTCTTGGAGGTGTTTTTCCTGCTGTGTCTGACTTTTCGTTTGTCTTCCAATCCCAGCTAGTCTCATCATTCTTTCATTGAGCTGGTTGGATTCGTTTGTTCCAGCTTCTGCATCTTTTGAATAAGCTATATATGCGTACGCACCGTTGGAGTCCGGACCTACCACATGATCTAAGAATACATCAGCTTCACCTGTCCTAAGTTTATTTGCTGCCTTAAGCCTAGCTGTATTAGGCTGTTGCGCGGTTACTGTGACGTAAGTTCGACCGGTTGTTTGACTGTCAATCCATTGTTGTGCTTCATCTTTTAATGACTGCAGTGTCCTTGTTTGTGATGACGATGCAGTCGAGGAAGCACCGGTGCTAGTGGCTTGATCAGTACTTTCTGCTTTTTTAGCTTTTCTCTTGTCAATAAAATCTTTAAGAAGTTGTGGGTTGAGATCCTTTACATTTTGTAAAAACTTTCTGCCCTTTTCTCTGCGTGCTTCTTTTCTTTTCTCGCGCTTAGAAATATTTGTCAGACCTGCTTGTACATCATCCACGGTAACTTGACTGGCGATCTCTGTGCCTCCATAAGTTTCGGGTTCACTGATTGCGAACATCCCATATACCCGTGCTATATCTTGTGGAGAGATGTGACTTCCTGCAGGCTTTCCAACGTACATGTCCATAAATGCTCTGTCGTTCCTGATTTTATTGTACCAGCGTTGCCAGTTGCGATATTCACCAGTGGACAAATCCGGGTTTGAAACTGAAAGTGACTTCCAACCGTCTTTTACAGCCTCTGCTTCTTCCTGAGTCGCAAAGTTTTTTCTAACTGTTTCGCTAATGTAACGTGCCCAGGAGTCTGCTTCTTTTTTAGTGGGTTTCGTCTGTGTAGATGTAGCGGTTGAATCGCCTTCTGAAGTTTGGGTTGTTTGGGTTGTGACGGCTGTTTTGACGACCTCATCGTCTACGTCTTCTGTGGTACCGTCTAACAGTGCTTGTTTTGTTGCCACAACTGTTACGTTGATCATATCAGCACCATCGACTTTAACTGGCTCTTTGTTTCCGGCTTCATCTGCTACTTTTGGCACAATGTAAGGATCAACAACTTCAGTTTTGGTCGGATCGATATTTACGACTAAGTCTTCTTCCGTTGTCCCTACCCCTTCCGGTTTAGGAACTTTTACCACACCTGCTTTGGTGGGGTCAACTTCTGCGATCGCTTTGATTGCGGCTTTTGCTGATTCTGGTGTGTCTTCTATAGGGTCATTGGGATCACCTTGATTGTCTCTTACAGCCTGTTCGAAATCAATATATGTATCATATTTATATTTGTCAGGAATCGTATCCAACCATGTGGACAGAGTTGTATTTAATGGTACCGTTTTTAAAACATTTCCTGCATCGTCAACGTACTGTAATTTACCATCGTCAGTGAGATTTACTCCGTCGAATTTTTTCACGTCCGTCATTCCGCCTTCACCGTCGGCTTTACCTGTTGTGCCTTTGACGTTGTAATAGCCAACGAGCTGAGCGTTTGTAGTTGGTGGCTTTTGGTCTGAATTTTGTGGTGACTCTGAATCTATTAAATACTTCGGTATTGAATAGAATGCGCTTTCTGGATTGTCTCCACTGTATCGCTGAACACCAACTGCATCATTACTTGAGTTATACACCTTAAACTGATAATTATCCAATGCATCCACTTCATTTTGACTGATGGTGGCGTATTCCTTTCCATTCCATCTTTTAATTACTTGTGGATTTTGACCTTTAAATTTTTTAAACTTTATATCGTCGCCTTTTTGAAACTTTGAAACAGTTGCGCTTTGAATTTTTGAAAGATCGGTCTTTTCTTTTTTGTCAGCTTGCAATTTGTTGGTTATATCTTGGACAGCTTCGTAACTCATTGCGTTGATAATAGCGTCTTTATTTTGTTCAGTCATATCTTGTCTTAAGACATCTTCACCATTTTCGTCATAATATACTATTTCTATAGAGTTATTTCCGCCAGATTGCTCTTGTATTGTCTTTTGTCTTATTTCAAATGTTGCATAGTTATATTCTTTACCGCTTGAGTCTGTAACAGTGCCTGTGTGATTATACATACCAATTAGTTTTTTAAGATCTGTTTCTACTGGTTGATCATCAGAATATTTGTTTTCATCAGCCCCAACATCATCGTCGCCTGCTTGTTCTTCATTGTAAGCATCTGTCCCTTTCTCAACTAAATTTTTAAGTTGATCGTCTGTCAATGGTGGGCGTCCTATAGTAATAAGTGTGTATTCTTTCGCATTTTCACCATCGCCTATCGCTATAACAACGTCATTATCATCTGTTTTTTTAAGGGTTATGTAATCATCTACGTTAAAACTTACATCATAATGACCGTTAATTATTTCCGCTTGACTTGATATATCATTTGTAATTTTTAAAGTCAACTCATCACTTTCGCCAAATGCAGTTGTTATAGTACTTAAAATTGCGTCGGGGATTTCTGTGACTGTATTTTCTGGTGCTGCATATTCTGGTGTGTTTTCATCGACTGCATCTAAAGCTGCAATTAAATAATCTACATACTTCTCGAGAGTGAACGCATTGGAACCATATATTCTAGAATATATAGAGTTAACTCCTGCGCCATCCGGATTATCCTTTAGCAGACTTATACCTTTATCACTATCGTATGAAAAATGAAGCCCTTTGGCGTTACGATCAGTTGTTGCATCAATGCCTAAATCACTTAATAAAGCGTCAAAACTTGGGTGGTATTTAGTTATAATTGCAGGGATATTTTCGTTTTTTGCTTTTTCTGCCAAATCCTTTAACTTTTGGTCTGCATCTTCGGGTGGATCAATAGCCTCAAATGTTTCTATTTTTGGAGATTGCTCAATATGATCTGAGACAGTATTTGTCACAGGGTCATTAAGGTCGACACCAAAAACATAATATCCTCCCGACAGCGTAAAAAAAGTATATTCTTCTTCGACACTTGTAGTGTCACCTTCGGCATCTCCCGTGTTCGGCACATTAAAAGTCCCTGTATAAAACGTATAGTCTTCCAAGCCTTTAGTCATGCTCTTTTGACCACCGCCTTGCTCATTTAAAAGATATCGCTCTACTAATCTTTGTAAGTTTCTTCTAGATATTCTCACTTTCTTCTCCAAAAAATAAAGGTCAGAATTAATTATCCTGACCTGATCATAATATCTAATTATCTTTGAAATTAAATTATTCAATCTCGCCTTGATATCGTTGTTCTACCAAGCGACCTGCACCTACGCTGTCTTTAAGATAGTTTCGAAGTTGGTCTAGGGAGGTGCAAACTGACAGACCACTTGCTGCTAGCATGAGATTAAACTGCGCACCTGGAGGAAGACCGTCACAAAAATAAACAATAGGTTTTTCTAGACAGTTCATATAACCTGCCTCAAAAATACTACCCATATCTTTGTTGCGTGTGTTACACAGCATCCAGTCACATTCATGCAGGTGCTTAATATTACCACTAAAGATCTGATCTTGCATTGACTCGTTTGCATCGTTGTCACATAGATTTTCGTCTTTTGGTGAGAAGTAGTCAATACCAAACTCTTCAAAAACTGCCTTGATATTTTCTACTTCTTCCAGCCACTCAGGTGAAAACCAACCACTTGCCAAATAAACTTTTCCTAAGCTCATAAATTCTCCTATGAATAATGTTATTTAATATAATAATTAGTTTAATAAGATAAGACATGTTTTACAAATTGAGGTAAAAAAAAATGTTATTAAAAGAAGAAGAATTAAGAAGATTAATAAGGCGATCACTGATTGAGCAAGCTAATGACAAAGATCAGGGCGTTAACAGTACTCAAAATGAGATAAAAGAAAGGGAAGCAGTATCCAAACTTTTTAAAGAAAAAGCCATTAGGCTTAGTGGGTCTTCATTATATATTGAGAAAGATAAAACCGCCAAAGCTAGAAACAATAAATTAATTAGTGACTTAGATGATTTTCTTAAGAAAAACTGGCCTCACTCAGAAGTGTCAATTAAGTATAATGGTAATACAAGACCTATGAAACAATCACTTAGTGGTACGGGAATTAGACAGGCTGGCACTAAACACGGATTAGGGTTGGCATTTGATCTTAAATATAATCTGTCTGTTCCGGAAGACTATCCGGAAAAATATAAAAAAATTGCTGATAGAAAAAGTTTAAACTTTAAATATTCTCTTGGGTCTGATATTCAAATTAATGGCGTACTAGGGCAGAAGCTCTTAAAGAAAAACAAAGACAACAAGATTGTTATGACTTATTTTATACCTAGCACTATTGACAACTCAACAGATTTGCAAGATCAGATTTTCTATAGAAAGCCTCCTAACGAATTTAGAAAAGTTGAAACTGGTGCTCAAGCTTCATTAAGCGTAGGCGATAATATTTCAAAGCTTGAGTTCTATGATGTCATTATTAATTATAACAAAATCTCTGATAAGAAAATAAAACATGATGGTGTAGTTGATATAGAAAAATTTTACTCTGAAAACCTCAAACTACCTAAAAAACCCTACAATCAAGGTAGAAATTATGATTTAGGAAAAAATAAAGAATTTATTAAGTTGCTTTATAAGTTTTCTCAATTAGATATTAACAAAGATTTAAGCTGGGGAGGCTTCTGGGGATCATCTGATCCTAAAAATGGAATAGTAAAAGATAAGGGGGTAGATGAATTACACCACTGGGAATATAATACAGAAAGTGGGCTAGCCTTAGTTAACAATCCAGAAAGTAATATGAATAAAATCGTAACAACATTAAAACCGTTTACAGGGGTTAGTACATCAGATGTTTGTTCAAACTCAAGTGAATCAAAAGCAGCAAGAGGAAAAATATATTCTTTGCTGCTTAAGAATAAAGATGTTAATCAGGTATTGGCAAAAAAATAGTTATGATCTTTCCATAAATTTGTCATATTCATAACGCATCTCGTCAATTTCTTCAATTGCTTCTGACCATAACTTCGTAAACACAGTGTCGCCGCCCGGGTTATGTGTTCCGTTAATATCTTCGCGACGAGACTGATAGATACTATCGTTAGGGTGATACTCAAACTTATCATTCTTAGGCTCTGGCCAGTACAGATTTGTTCCTCGTGATGTGTGTCCACCTTTACCATCAGGTACACGGAAAGTTTTTACGTAATGCATGTCAGGCTTATCGAAATTAATACGTGTGCTAGCCTCAGGCAAAACTTTTAGGACTTCACGTGCCATATAAACAGCAAGTAGATTATCAGCAGCAGGTTGGATTTGCATGTCTTGGCGCTGTGCAATAAATCCTAGCAGGTCTTTAAGATTAAGTCGCATAAGATAAAAGGATGTCATTGCTTTTGGAAGGATCATTCGAGCATCCATCATAGAAACAGCTTTTGAGTCTGTCATGTCTGCATATAATTGTTTGCTTTCTTCAACTAAGCGTTTCCAGCGTGCAAGAAACTCAGGACTATTTTGAACAGCCTCCGGAACAACAGCAGGATCATGTCGAAGATCTCGATCACCTGTGCACTGTGCAGCAAATGAACCAGCACGATGACGAATGATATGGGTTACTTCTTGGAATGAAAGACCGCTTAGTTTAAAAGTAAATCCTAAACATTCCATTGGAGTTGGCAGTGCACGAAAATTAAGAACATCTTCTAGATTAGCTGATAACTCTTGTAAAGAAGTTGTTGATGGATTTGTTTCATCATGATGGTCTGCCCATGTTGCTTTGACATACTGCCATGCAACATTAAGTGCTTGTGATCTTGTAGGTGCATCAACTAGTTCAACTTTAAGTGCTGATAAATTATTATAGAATTCTGTTTGTGGCTTTTCACCAAACTTAAGTTGCATTGGTAGTGTGATAGGTTTTAGGTTTAAGTTTTGTGGCATTTTATCTCCCTGTTAATTAATGTGTTTATATCATATATTAAAAAAAGCACTATTACAAAATAGTGCTTAAAAATTTTACTAAACTAATTAGTTTTAATGACTAGGAAAACTATTTAATTAAGTTAACTGATGATGCCATTTCTGGATTAAAGTCCATGCGTAATTCAATCAGAGGATTAAAACGAACGTTGGTTCTTTCAACAATAAGAGCACCTTGAGGTTTTACCAGCTCTCCAGAAAGCTCTAACGCTTCGAAGTCAATTTCTGTTTTTTGTTCATATCGAACATTGTTGTTTTCTTGTGCTTGTGCTGTGAATAGTGTCATAATAAATAGAAACATAATTTCTCCTTTTTGTGTTGTTGTACATTAATATTATACACCAAATTTTAAGCGGTTACACTTTTTGCTTGTTTTGTATTGGTCATGACAATCTTATTTATTGTTTCAATAGAAGGTGGTGAGTTTTCGTCAATAAAAAGCATTATGTCAGCAATGTCTGTGTTATATACTTTTGCGAAATAGCTATATTTTCTTTTCCCAGATTTAAAATCTTCTAAAGCATCCGGTTCTCTTTTTAAAGCTGTTAATCTTACTGATAATTCTTCTACACCTATATTGTCAGGCGGGTCTTCATAGAGTCCGGCGTAGTAAAACGATAACCGATCAACAAGCAATTTCATGTTTTCATCATCAGGGTTTTCAACCCTACCATCATGCTTAAGAATATATTCGTATATCTGATTTCTTGTTCCGTTTTTTAGATCTTTTCTTAAAGCCTCTTTGACTTCATCAACATTGAATTTATTATCACCTGTCAGTGCTTTGATTGCGCTATTTTTAATATGATCGACTTCATGTAATAATAATTCTTCTATTTCTTCATAACTTAACTTGTGAAGATAGAGTTCGAACATTACAATGATAGGGTTGTTTTTAGGATCTTTATTATATTTTTCTCTAATATCACTAGGTAAATCAATAATTTCCGGGATCTTATCAAAATGAATTACGTCTCTATTTTCTCCTTTTTCATCGCCAAAAGAAGAATGGTAAGCGGCTGCTTTGATGCCTTTTAGCTTTTGATCTGCAACAGATGATATATGAAGATATGTATTGTTAATAATATTAATTGCACTGTCAACATTGTCATTGCTAATACTTTGACGCGTTGTATCTGACTTTTTAAGTTCATCAATTATAGTATTTTTTGTCGACTTAAAAGCTTTTTTTATTTTATCTTTTAAATCAGGAGTAAAAGATATTACTTCTTCTTCATCGCCCAACCAATTATCTTCTTGCTCTTTTAAAAATCTTTCTACGATTAATCTTAAATCTGACATTTTTACATGCATATCTTTACCCTTTGTCTAGATAATCATATATATTCAGTTAAGGTCAGATATAACATTATTCCTTTAACAAACCCTGCATCATCAATAAATTAGTGACGTGATAATAGTCTTTATAAAGAAAAATGTTTCTATCACTAAGATGCTCATTGTACGACTTTTTAGGGACAAAACACTTTATTCCGTGCTTAGCATAGTCTTCTGCATGCTTGGGTGCGTCATCAATTGCAAATTTAATAGCACCTGCGTCATAATATTTTGACTTAGCACACCATCTAAATTTTTCAGGTGAAAATGAAATTGCATCGCAAGGAATGTTCTGTAGCCAAATCCAGTAATAAGTATCATATAAGCACTGTAGTTCTTCTTCAGGTCTTGCGGTAAGAAGGTGAATCCAGTAACCTTGATATTTAAGTTGATGTAAGAGCTCTAGATTGCCAGCGTCTATAGAAAGATCAGCAAATCCTCCGCTATCTAAATAGCGTTTAAAAACAGTTTCTGAATTCATATTGATTTTTGAGAGCGCTGAAATAAAATAATATTCTTTAGAATTAACGTCAGGCTCTACTCCGTACTCTTCCTTCAACCACTTAGAAAATCCTTCTCTAAAATTTGCTAGTACATCATCAATGTCAACTATGGCTACAGGTTGTTTACCGTCCCATTTTTTATGCTGAAGCTCGTGGTGCTTGTTAAGATATATATCTTTTTTATCAAAAGCTTTTTCAAACTCTGTTGATGTAATTCCCCACGTATTTAAAGTTGCAATCATATAGCGAATTACATCAACTGTTTCATAAAGAACAGTCGACTTATTTGCTACAGGCTCTGAATGTGAGTGATGATTTTTATAATTAGTAGCGTTAACTAAAGCACTTAATTCTGCATGAGCGCATAAAACATTTTCTTGTGTTATTTTTTCTTTTAATTCTTGTGATAACTGGTCGGATCTTCCAACGATTTTTCTATTATAAGCTTCCTGCTTTTCCATCATCTGTTTGAAATTCAAATTCCACCTCACTAGTTTTGTTAATATTATTAATTTCCTTTATATAGTACTCAATCTTTTCATAATTTACAGAATTAAATAAAAACATGCTTAGCCCTGAATCGTAAACTAAAGAACCTGAGAACTTTTGTTCTTCAGGTTTTAGTAGCTTTATTTCTTTTGTTAGCTCTACAGTGTTTGTAAATTGTCTTCCGTTAAAAACAATTTTAGTATCCATCTAGTAGTCGCTCCCTAATCTTCTTGTCCTTTTTTAAATAGGCTTCAAATAACTCTTTATCATTAAACCCAGTGACAATAAGCATCGCAAAAAAATAATTTAGAGCATCTACAATTTCTTCTAAAAACTCTTCACGATTTAAATCGTCATTGATTTCAGTCTTGCGATGAGGTTTCCAGTTTTTAAGATGTTGTAACGCTTCAAACATTTCTTCAACACCTTTAAGGGCTAAGTCTCTGCAAACTTGCTGAGACGATTTTTCTGTAATGTCAACTGGAAATTCAGGATAAGACTCAGGAATATGTTCCTTCATCATATTCATGAATGATAGCCTCAACTTAAACATTTCTTCAAGTTTGCAGTTCATTTTACCCCTCTGCGTCTTCTGCTTTGTTTTCTAATTTTTCGGCTTCATCTAACATTTTTTGTACATTAACTTCATGATTTTTTTCATAGTCTGCGTCTAGAAAAAGCTCACCGTCTTCAATTGTCATTTTAATCATTCTAAAATGATCAACAATGTCGGTCCCAGTCAAAAAACCTACCTGGATTAATTTAACTAAATGCGCAATGACGCTATCATTTAAAGATACAGTTTCTTTCATTCTTTCTCCTTATTTTTGAATTGATGGTACCCAATGAGTGGTACGTTTATCTGCTGTTGTTTCTTTAATTACTTCATTTCCTAAAGGATCTGATTTTTGATTATACACTGCAAAACGTCGACTGTACAAGCCTTTTTTACCATTAGGTTGTCTATAGCTTTCAATAGTCGCACCTCCCAACTTATAGGATCTTTGTGCAATGGTTACTGTTTCAAAGTAAAGTTTGTGCCACTCGTCGCTTGTAATGTCTTTAATCAGTCTTTTCGGTGATATTTTTGTTGCATACAATATCTCAGCTTTTAAATAATTACCTACACCAGAGATTACAGATTGATTCATAAGACACTCTGAAATTGTTTTATTAGGTTTCTTAAGAAAACGATTTCTATATCCCTGCCAGTCTATATCAGCTTTTAAAATATCTGGGCCTAGCGAGTTAAGTTTTTTGTCTAACTCTTTTTTTGTGTACACAAACTTAAGTGTTCCAAAATTTCTAATGTCGTTAAAATATAGTCGACTGTCATTGTCAAAGTACATTACAAATCTTGAATACTTTGTTTCTTTATCTGTCCACATTCCAGTCATGCCTAAAGTACTAAATAGATAAAAGTGCTTTTTGCATGTTTTGTTAACATTATGAGACAGGGTAAAATATATAAACTTTCCTTTGCATTCTACAGTCTCAACTGTTGCAGGTAGAAAAACACTTTCAATCCCTGTCATGTCTTTTTTTGAATACCTTCCTGATAGGATGGCCATACTACTAAAAGTTTGTTTTTTGTAATTAGATAAAAAATCTGTTGTTGTTTTTACTTCCGGACCTTCAGGCATTGTCTCTCCTTCAATAGATAAATTGTACTTTACATAATAATTAAATGTAAGTAATTTTACAAAAAAGAGGACATTGTGAAAATTAAAAAATCCCAACTTAAAATAATCATAGAAAACTATTTATCAAACGTAAATGAATCTACTCATTCGGTCGATACTGTCAGTAATTTAGCAAAAATATCAGATTTTTTTGGAAAGGTATTTTCAAACAGAACATATGGAGAAAAACTTAATGATCAATTTCACTGGCTGTTTAGTGCACATGACTTACTCAAGAATCAAAAATTTATATCAAACTTAAAAAACTACCCAGCAATTGAGAGTGCAATCTTAGATTTTGCATACGGTATCGATAAACTAGATGCATTATTAACACACCCAGCACTGGCAAAGACGTTTAGTTTTATTACAGGTGTGGTCGGACCGGTCGTGGGTGTTTTAACAATGTACTTGGCATTGCCACTGGCTTTAATTAAGACAATTGAAAATTCTAAAACCGCAGAAGGCGTTATTAAAAAAAGATATGAATTGCATAATTTTAGGCATGGCAAGCCCAACACAAAAAATAAACTTACAAGAGATTTAATTGAGCAAGACATGATTGACTTAATCGCGATGGACATGATTTACAAAAACATGAGTGATGATAATAGCAAGCCTAGTGTTTATAGTCAAATCTTAGAATACATAACAAATGATGTAGCAGGGGACATTCTTAGAAAAAGAAACGAACTTAAAGCATCGGGTTTTGGCACTAATGAGCTATCTGATGAACTAGCTTCAAAGCTAGAGAATACAAATATTAAGCACGAAGGAATAATGTTGGGTTTGATTTGTGATGTTGCCTCAGGGGTTGGTGGTGCAGCAGGTGTAATTGATTCATCATCAATAATCTCTTTACTAAATGACACATTCGAGTCAGTTTCTTCTAAAGGTAACTAGTTTAATCTTTTTCTTTTTTGCATCTTGTTAGTCGGTTTTACACCAGCTTTTCTAGACTTAGGCTTTTTTCTTTTATTGACGTCTTCGACTAGTTCTTCAGAAAACTCAAAGCCCATAGCCAATAATATTTTTTTTAGTTCAGAGTTTTTCATTTCGCTAGGAACATGGTACCACTGCCATTCTATTTTTGATTTAAGGTTGTTTATGACGTCAATCTTTTTTATTAAATCAGGTATAATATGCTTTTGAATTTTTTCTTCTGGAATTTCAATATTTAGGTCAGATGCTATCATAAGCAAGTCACTATATTCTTCTTCTTCGTATGCACTAGTTGCAGTGAGATAGTTAGAAGTTAACTTTTCTTTTAATTCTTCAGATGAAATACTAGATATTTTATCAGGATGACATGATATAGCTATTTTTCTATACAGTTTCTTTGCCCATGGTTTTATATTGTTTTTTGGTAAAAGTGTCTCTGTTTTAACACTGGGCAGCTCTATATCTTTTATTTTACTATGTTTTTTGTTTTGCATAAAAGCGGCGTCAAATATTTTAGGATTTGATTTTTGACTTTTAACTAGTTTTTTTTGAAAAAAAGAAAGGCGATAATTTAAGTCATTCGTGCCTTCTTCGTATTCTCTTTTAACTTGAGCTTCCTCTTCGAAAGCTAACTTATATTCCAATAATTTAATCTTGTTTTTTATTTTTATACTCTGCATATGCTTCTTTTGATAGCAAAACCGGCCATAACAATACCCAGTTTAGTTTTTTATTTACTTTATTACGACGTTTAATCAGGCGCTGTCTAGACTTGACATCTAATTTTGCGTGGAGAAGCTCAAGTGTTTTTAAGTGTATTTTAAGATTGTAATAGATTGAAAATGCAATTGCTAAATAAAATGTTATAAAACTCACCTCTTTCCTCTTTTAGAAAGTGTCTTAATTAAATTCATAATGTCTTTATCTGTAAATTCTTTATTTTCTTGTATTTTTCTTTTTGATCCGGATCTCTGCTTAGTATTGTTTGAAACGCTTACTTGCGCAGTTTTGTTACTCTTTTTAACTTCAACAAGCGAAGCAGACGTCTTCACTTTAGGTTTTGTTCGAACAGTGACTGCTTCAGCCGTTACCTTGAGCCTCTTTTCAAATGCACCTTGCAATTTAAGAGGTTCAAAAAATCGATCATCGACGACGACTTCTAAAGTCATATCGTACATTCCTTCCTTGATTACATGATCTAACGGAGGTAAAACAACTGTTACTTCATCTCCTGTTGACTGGCCTTCAAATGCCAATGACATATCTTTTGATTCTAACATAAGTCGACATTTTGCAGACCCGGGTCGGGTTCCTTCAATTTGTACTTGAAATGTTAGTTCATTTTCCTCATCAATCATTAGGTCAATCGTCGACATTTTTATTCCTCACTTTTTTAACTGATACTTTTATGTCAGGCTGCCTTACGGATAGTTTAGTAGGAGTAACCTCAATTTTTGGCGCAGGTTTATCCTCGTAAGTCCTGTTTATAGTATTAATTATCGGTTTGATGAGATCTTTTCCATTAATTGCAACTAAAGCTGCAGTAATTTTTAACTCGTCTATTAGATCTTCTATTTTCTTTTTAGAACGACTACCTAATACACGGGCGCCTCGGGCAACTTCAGCTATCTCGTCAATTAACAAAGGTAGGAATCCACGAACAATAACCTGCGTGGTAGGCCCTCCTAAACCTCTTGTTACTAATAAACCTCCCGGGCGTTGAATTAATGCCACTAACTAACCCTAGATCTTTCAAATATTTCGGTTATTGATGCATTACCATCTCGGTCTTTAAGGTCATATCTGGCAATTTCTGTCACATTGTCATCTTCATAGAAAACCATTTGATTTGTATTTTCATCAATAATCCATCTGCCGGTATGAATAAATCGCGCCATTTTTTGATCCATTTTTATCTCTTCTGTTGCGTATACATTTGTATTACCATCAACTGACCAGACAATTGACCCACTAAAGCGATTATTGAGATTTAACTCTACACCATATAAACCTGTACTGCTTCCTAATTGATACACACCGGTGTTTGTTGCAGATATTGTCTCAGTTCCTAGCGTATTATATATGCTATATCTAATGTCGCTAGTTCGGTCTGCATAACCCTTTCCTAAGTTTGCTGTTTGGAGTACTTTCATTTTTACTCCTCTTTATTTTCTACTTGGCTTTGTCCCGATTTTTCTTCTTGACTGTGCAATAAGTGCTCTTCTTCGTTTCCCGCCTCAACTTCTTTTTCGATTGTTTCAAATTGCTTAATAAGCGTTTGACGCATGGAGTTGTCTGTTGTTTGTGCTAGAACAAAGTCACGAACGTTATAGAGTGTATCAAGTAGATACTTGATTTTTGCTTCATCACTTTCAAAATTTTTAGTAGCAACTTCACGCAAAGTTATATCAACAAATCCTTTGACTTGAGATAGCTGATAAATTGTTTGATCAACTAGCCTTGGTTTAATTAAGTTTTTAAATATTTCTTTTTCCATTATTACCTCCGTTAACACTAATTATTATAAAAAAAAAGAAGGGATAGTAAATATCCCTTCTTCGTGTTAAGAACAACTAAAAAATTAGCCTCTTACAAATACTGATACGATATCGTCATTTTCAAGATTGAATGCGAATTTCAATTCTTGTGCACCGGAAACAGTGTAATCAACAGTACCGCCAGCTCTATTAGCTTCAGTTCCTGAAAGTAATAACTGTCCGTTAACAAAAACATCAGCATTAGCATAAGCAACTTGCAATGAAGTAGGAGCGTCACCATGATCAACTGCAGAGAAGTCAACACCTGTTCCAGCATTTACAACTCCACCAGCAATAACTTTTGCACCTTTCTCATAAGATGCAACTGATTCAGATGCCCAGTCTAATCCCCATTCACCACCACCTAAGTTGTTATTTACTTTAAGAACTTTTCCAACTGCGATGTTACCATTTCCAGGCATAAGTACTGTATAGCTACCACCTAATGCCCCAGGAGCCTTGAAAGAAAATGTGTTAGCATTATCTGATTTCAATTGCAATGCCGCTGAATTAGCACCTGCATCAAGTTTAAGTCCAGTTGATCCAGAAATAACCTGTGCTCCTGAATTATTGAACTGAATAAAGCCTTCAGTAATACCAGATTCACCCGATAAACCGAAGTTAACTGTATTTGCTCCTAATTCCATAGCAGTAACACTTGTACCACCTGCACCACCTTCTTGAGAGAAAATAACTGTACCACTGTTACTGTCTAATGCAAGATTTGTGCCAGCTGAAGAAGAAAGAACAAAACCTAAAGCGGCATCTTGAGTAAGGATACCTCTTTCAGTCCCACCGTCTTTAATTCTTACGACATTTGAATCTGCATCAAGAACAATATCTCCGCCTGACTGTACTTCAAATTCTGAAGCAGCGATTGCTGAAAGAGTAGATCCAGCTACTTCAATATAATTTGTAGCACCTGCAACTTCAAACTTATCAGCTCTTAAAGGAACTAAAGTCATGTCAGCCAGTGTTGTTACTGTACCTTTCAATGTTGCTTTTTTACCAACACCCCATGTATCATTAGCAACTCTACCAATTACCAAGTCGCTATCAGATGATCCGGAGAAAATTGCCAATCCACCATTTTGATTTTGTGATGCTGCATTCGCTGCCATACCAATAACAACGTCTTCAACAAGCAAGTTAGTTGTATCTAAAGTGGTAGTTGTTCCATTAACCGTTAAGTCACCAGTAATAGTAGCGTCCCCAGAAACTGAAAGTTGAGAAGTACCTTGAGATGCTCCACCTAATGTTAGAAGTGTGCCGTTCCAAGTAAAGTTAGTATCACCTTCTAATGTTCCATTGTTTGAAACAACAACTTGATCGTTAGTAATACCAGTTCCTGCAATAGAACCGGTTAAACCAGTAGCGTCTACTTGGCCTACGTGCAAAGTTCCCCAATGTAATGAAGATGTACCTAAGTCTTGTCCTTCATCTGAATCAGGAACAAACGTACCTGCAGCTTCAATGTTTGAACCTACAGTTAATGTGATAGATGCATCATCATTGTTTAAAATAGTATCAGCCCCATCAGCGTATGAAATTCTTGTATCACCATTAATGTCCTTTAAGACAGAAATTGCATTACTAGCGAAAGTGTCTGCACCGTGAATTCTTAAAATCGAAGATGCTACTTCTGAAAATACTCCTGCCAAGGATCCAGAGTTTAGTGTAATTGCATCAATTGAGCCGGCAGCTGATGCGGATCTTGTGTCAATAATACCACCCTCAAAGTCTCCGAGAGAGCCGGTAATTTGACCTAATCTTAATTGTGTTTTTGAAGCCATATATATCTCCTTGTGTTATTGTAATATACTTCTATTTCTTATAACCCAAACTCAACTTCTAATTTTGATTTCTAAATCTATTAATATATATGCGAGAAATTTTCTTAAGTTATCAATTTTTAAAAATAATATTTTTGAGATTTTTCATATGTGCGTCAAATTTTGCAGATTCTGAATTAACATATTCTACAGCATATTTTTGAGCTAAATTTTGAGGATCTGAGAACTCAAATCTAAAACGCCCGCCTCTTTCACGTCTCGCGTCTAACAAAGTCATACCCTTCATCATGAGATATGAAGCTATAGCAATATCACTCGTTATATAATTATTGTTCATGACACCACCTTGTTATACATTGCTAAAATTAGAGATCCTTCTTCTGGAGTTGATCCGGTTGTAAAATAAACGTTCGAACCGGTTACTGAATAGTCTTGCCAAGTTGTTAAATCGGGCGGTGTCTGGAGCTGACCATTCACAAATATACTTATCTCGTCAGTTGCAAAAGGTGTATTCGCAAGTGTAAATAGTGTATTATTCCCATCAACTGTTCCTCCTAGTTTTTCGTTAAATACCATTTCTTTTTCAACGCTGATTGTAAAAGCGCCGCCGGCTCCTGCATCGGAAGATTGCAATCCTGTTCCTACAGTTAAAACTCTTTCATTGCTTAAAGAACCGGTTGCGCTAAGTACTAAATATTCAGCACCATTATCACCATCTCCGCCGCTTGACGCACTACCTGATGAATATGTTACCACGCTAATGGTGTCGTCAACTAGAAGATCAAAACCAAATTTAATCTGATTTGTTGAAAGTGTGAAATAATCTGCATCTAGTGTACCTACTTCAGAATTTGTACCTGACAACATTAACTGACCATTATAGAATACATCAATTAGTGTTATGTCATTTGCGGAATCATTAAAATTTGAATTTGAAGCAGTAAAAGTTGATCCTGAAAGAACTGGTGAGGATATTTCATAGTCTCTTTTTTCTCTTCCTCCTCCGCCACCACCTGAGCCACCAGAAGCTGCAGCATCAGAAACAACCTCGTCAAGCATTTTACCAACATAAATAAATGCTCGAGCGAATGCTGGTATTTTGGACGCGTTATAATCCTGAACAAAAAGGACACCATTGTATGTATCAACTTGCCAGTCAATATCATCTAACAAAGGTATTTCGTCCCCTACTCCGCCGGCGCCATCGTCTTTATAAATTTTAATAATATACGGATTAACTAACTCTCTTGAATAAAAGGGTGGTATTAGCTGAACTTTCCCTAACGTTTCATGTACAATTTTATCATTGTCAAAGTTTCCATCATTAGCTCTTAAATTATCAGTATCAGTTTCGTAATCTGATTTAAATTTAAAAGCATAAGCGTGCGGACCTGACACTTGTGAAGACTCACCACTATCACTACCTGCTCCTCCGCCTGAATCATTTGCATCGTAAGTTGAACCTGCAATCGTTTCTAAGACAAATTCTACATATTCAACAGTATTACTTTGAACTGTATTTAAGGTTAAACTTGGATTTGTTGGAATAGCTTCACCAAACAATAAACCAGCTGAGGATTGGATTGTTGACCCAATAGACTCGTTTACATCTAAGTTTAAGTTAGATGTGTGTGCTTTACCCAGTAATTTCTTTTGAGAAAAAAGTGTTGCTGTTTCGTTAGTCTTTAATGCCATTAGGGAACACTCCATCTGATATTAATCTGACTAATATAACCCGTCCAATCTTTGTGACTAGTAACCCTTAAAACAATAGACTCAGCTCCTGATGATTGACCTTGTACATTATAAATACCAAAGTTAACTTCATTTGCTGCACCGCTTCCATCGATTGCTGCATCAAGTGTTCCTGACAAACAACCGTCACCTTCACTGGAAGAACCAGCCCCTACTGAAAAGGGTTTAGCTAAGTCAACAAATTGATTTTTTCCTGGGCACTTTAATTCAATTGTACAATTTTTGTCTGCACCTTTTGTATGAGACCCGGAAACAATAGTTGCATCTCCATATAATGTTATACCAAATCTTGCAAGATCATTATTAGATGTATTTTCAAAGTATCTAAAATATTCTCTATTAGTTTCTGTCAAGCTACTATAATCGACATTATTGTCTGGACCTTCAAAAACACCGCCTTCGACGTGATTGGTAAAGTCACCAGAATTACCGCCTTTTATTGGTGATATCAGTATTCCATCGTAAACCATTAATCCTTTAACAAATCCTATTTCACCAGCATCATTAATTGAAGTTGTTGAATCCCATTCATTACTAACATTGGTAATACTGCCTTGTGTCGTATAGCTGCCACTTTGTATTCTATATTGTTCTCCATTAAAATATTCATTATCGTGAGTAGAATTATCACTTGCTGAGTATACTAAAAGATTAGTTGCAGTTTGCGTGGCTATAGTATGATTGTTTTTAAGCGGATGCTTAAAGGTTAAAGATCCTGCGCAATTTAAAAGTTGTGTTCCGGTGTCAGAAGTAAAAGCACCACTTAAAGAAGTTGATTGACTAAACTGTATTGACGCTGTCACATGTGTAACTTCATTTTGAGAATCTGGATTTGTATTTAACGATTGCAATGGAGCAAATCCGTCATTTTCTGTCCTGTCCGAAGTCAAACCACTTCCTCTTTGAACAATTGATAAAGCATTTGCATTTGTCAAAGACGTTAAAGATATTGCATCACTATCATTTGAATAGACGTTTTTATAAATATTGCTAATTCGCGTTTCAATGCTTCCTGTTGGGTTAACAAAGTATTTAACTCCACTTAAGTGAAATATTTCATCGTCACCAAACTGTGTTATTCCTGTTCCAGCATCTGAAATATTGTTGTTCTGACTTTCGCTATCATTTACCCACTCAACATAATTGGTAGTTCTTGTTCCCCAGCTACCAACATGCTTAACTCTAACATAATTCCAACCGTCTCTTTGGTCATCTGTGTGAACTCTATATTTACCTGTTCTTTGAACTTCTAAATAATAAGGAACATCATTATCATATTCAGCAGGACGCCAAACACTTAAGTCAAAAAATCCGCTATTACCTGTAAAGGACGTACCACTTCCTGATCCTGGTTCCCCAGATCCTACATTATTGTAAGTTCCAGTTAAGTCGACAGTATGTAAATCAGATCCATTTACTTCTAAAACTAAAGAACCACTATTTGCATCTGAAAATGCATTTGCAACATAATCAGGTGAGATTGCCCCTACATCTTCATTTAAATCACCTTCTATAATAGTTGTTTTGTCAAAAACTGCTCTTCTTAAATTGTTTCCACTTGACGTTTGATTATATAAGCCATTTAAACCTACAGCACTAAACCCAGCAGTTGTTCCAACATTTTCATAGCCCGTTATAGATTTTGTAACACCAAATGATAATAAAGCTGTTGTTCCTGAATCGTTGCAATCAATGTCATCTAAGTCTGGAATTGGTGTAATTGTTCCTGTTCCTGCTCCGAAAGATACTGTTATTTGGCTAATATAACCTGACCAGCTAGAGTCAGCTTCAATTCGTAATCCTATATACTCATCGTCTAATATTCCAACTGTTCCTAAGGTTACGTAATTCAATGCATTTAATGTGTTGTCAAAAGAAAGAGAACCGTTTGCTGTATGCGCACCGTCATTGTCATCATACTGATCTAAAACAAATTCAGTTGCTAAATCTAGCCAACCAGTTTCTCTACTTCCGTTGTTTGGAAACTTAACAAAAACTCTTATTTTGCCACTATCTAATCCTGTTGCCGCAGGAACTATAGTTGTTCCACTTCCTTGAATATTGATTGTGAAATCATATTGCGTAGAACTTGTTTCATTTCTAAACCATCTATAAAAAGTTCGTTGTCCAGATTCTCCAGAATAGTCAGGGTTTTCTCTAGGCGCATTATCTAATGAACCACCATCGTCAGTATCTCTAAAATCACCAGAGTTAAGTGTGTTTGTTGGTGAATACAATCTTTGGTTGTAAAATTGTAGACCGTTTGTGTGCCCACCGTTAGATGCTGTCATATGAACAGTGCTATCCCAAACATTTCCTGCGTCTGTTAGCGATACCTGAGTATTATATGACCCAGATATAATTCTAAAATTTTCTCTTCTAAAAGTTTCAACTAAATTTGTAGAATTATTTGACAAATTATAGACAAGAATACCAGAAGCAGTTGACTGTCCGGCATTGGAAAGATCTGTTTTTAGAGGATGGGTAATATTAACGCCTGCTGTTATTGAACCATCAATCATGTAGTTAGCAGTAACATTACCTGAACCGGTTATGTGTAATACTTTTGTGTGATCTTCACCTGACACTGTATCAATAGTAGGCTTAGATTGATCTGATATAGAAAATGATACACCACTATTTAACGATCCTGCGTTAGAAGTCGTAAATGTTATATTGTTGGTGTCGTAAACATTTCTATAAACATTGTTGCCTCTTACACGATATTCAGCTGACCCACCAGTAAAATATTCGACACCTGACAAATGAATTGTCCCTGTTCCAGTAAAGTCAATTTCATTTCCTGCTGCAGACAAGGCATCTGCATTTGAATCGTTAACCCATTCAACATAGTTTGTTGTTAGACTAGTAGTTCCATACTCATGCAAGACTCGAACATAATTCCACCCTTGACGTTGATCTGATGTAATTACTTTAAACTTGCCTGTCCTATGCTTAAAGTTAGGAAATTCAGTTCCGTTATCTAAAGTTCCAGGCCCTGCAATTGAAAAATTTGTAAAACACGATCCGGTTGCGTTTGTGATTCCTGTCCCACTACCTGGATTACCCGTCCCTGTAAAGCTAGTTAAATCTACTGTGTGAATTACAGATCCATTAATTTCTAGTTTTAGTGTTCCTTGATCAGCATTACCAAAAGAATTATTTGGATAATTATTGCCTGTTCCGGAAGGGTCTTGTGTTACATCTTCGTTTAGATCGCCTACTATTGTCGTTGTGCCTGTAAAAACTGCTGCTCTTAAATTGTTCCCACTAACTGCTGTTGAGTATGTATCGTTGACATCAAGCGCAGAAAAACCTGCAGCAGTTCCTACACTAAAATAAGGTGTAGCTTCACCTTCTAAGTCATTAGAAGCACCAAATGATAATTCAACATCAGTTCCGTCAACATCTACATCTATATCGTCTAGGTCGGGTGCTGGAGCAGGTGCCAACAAAGAAAGAATTTCATTAAATCTATCAATTGCGATTCCTAACCGTGTTTGCGGTGTGAAGTCTTTAAATAAACCGTCTGTATATGTTCCGTCTTCAGATATACCGATTGATGCTGTTAAAGCTGCCCTTCCGCTACCTTCATCATTAACGATAAAACCGTCTGATGCTGCAATAGTAGAAACGGTGGAAACATTAACAGAACCTGAGTTAACTGTTATACTTCCACCGCCTCCGGTACTAGCTATAGTAAAGTTTCCACTTCCGTCATCTTGTACAGTTACATTTGAACCTGCAATGATACTTCCGGATAAAAATCCACCATATCCATCAGCAATTTGTAGAGACCCAATAGATCCCGACGACTCATTTACTCTTATCGCAGTCATTAACTATACTCAAACAAAAACTAAACTAAACTAAACTAAATTTGGAATACAAAAGTATTCCTAATAACAATTAATTATATAATTGCTATCAAAAGTGTAAAAATATTTTATTTAATATCTTTTAGCATTGAATTTATATCTAAGCCGGCACAATCAATTTTTCTATTTGTCAAGTGATAATGACTAACAAAACCTTTAAAATTATTTGCAGCTGCTGACGTTGATACTTTTTTAAGTGTGTTACCTTCTTTATCAGTAGGGCACTTAAGAGGAATTCCAGTTGCTTTGTGAACTGCTTTCCATAGTGCCTTGAGTGCTTCAAGTTGCACATCATAAAAACCTGTAAATTCACCTAAACTTTTACCGTGCACGGTTTCTTCTGTAAGTATTGGTCTTTCACCGTAACCGTTTTTCTGGTACCAGCTTTGATATTTTGGGTCATATGCATTTGATATCTCTACACCGATCGAACTATGATTGTGTTTCTTGCTTCCTGCATGATAAGCAGCATGATTCATGTCTAATAATTGATAGATTGTTCCATCATTATCAATTAAAAAGTGTACTGCTAATCCTCTTTTTGCTAAAACCCTGTAACACGTCTTGCTATTTAAACATACATCCCAGTGGTTGACAAACATTTTTATATCACGAGGCTCAAAATAAGAAGTAAATCCTTTTCGAGCTTTAAATCCTTTTTCTTCAGACCAAAGCACTACCTTAGGCCAGTCGATTGGAAAAAAATTGCCTTGATGAACGATAAAAGATTCGTCTTTGTTGGGTATAAGATCTGGTACATAGTCGTCAATTTCACTTTGTCTTTCTGTAAAAATTCTTCTAAACGTTCCTGGTCCACATAACCCGTCTGGCTTAAGACCATTTTTCTTCTGCCATGCAGCAATTGCATCTACTAAGTCATCATCAAATTCATCACAATCAAACCAATCTGGTTTCCATCCTAGATTTGATGCAGAACTTTCATTATAAAAAACCTTATCCATTAATATACCCTCCCGGTTTTGACACGTTGCCCTAACAGATATATATATTCTTCATATTGGTTTGCTGCAGCTGCTAAATAATCATCCATGCCAAGTGTTAGTGAGCCGGCTCTATCTAGTATGTGATACACTGACGTTAAATGATCAACATGGTGACGCATGAAGTCTAATGCCGTTACAGCAATGATGTCTGAGTCTTGGTTAACAGGTGACTGAAACTTGGACAAAAATGTAAATGAATTTTTCGTAATTGTAACAGGGCATGCTATTTCTTCTGAGTCAGTTAAGACAATAGACTTTTCAATTAGTTTATCAAAATCATCTATAATTTCTTCATACATTTTACCATAAAGATTTTCATGATCTCCAATAAAACCCTTGCCTTTTGCAACGTGATGTGCAGCATGAATCCATGTTGACAATGCCTTAGTACACCCAATATATTGGGCCAATTCATTTACCATTCGCCTCTCCCCATTATTAATAACAATAACTATTCAAAATCAATGCTAACATCCACATTAACGCTAATTTTTGGTACTCTAATATGATTTGCAAGATTATGTTTTAAACATTCTTCCGCGTCCAAAAACCAGTCTGCATGTTTTTTCTTGTCTACTAACTTTAAGAAGTAATCATCTTTTTTACCACAATTCTGTGCCATCATTTTATAAACAATTTCATTTAATCTTTCAGTTTCTTTAGCTGACGCAACAACTTCATCAACTTTACCTAACTGACCTGAAGAGACATCGTGAATCATCACAGTTGCATTTCTGTCAATAAATCGATATTCTTCCTTACCAAATGAAAATAGAATAGCACCGCAACTCATGGCCTTGCCTTGCACAATTGTTGCAATAGGTAACTCTGATCCTTTGATTGTCGATATCATTGACATTAAAGAATATACTTGCCCTCCGTAGGAATCAATTACAACAGGAATAATTTCCTGACCAGTATTATGAGCTAGAGCCACTTTGTTTCGAAACTCTTTTGCAGACTCTTCATCAAATTTATTGACTGTTACAATAACAGGCTGCATATGGAGTTCGTACTCTTTAATTAGAGGTGATGTATTATATTTCCAAAGCATAATTTCTCCTTTTATTTATATCTTTATTTCTTATATATTATAATAAAAAAAGAGAAGTTATACACTTCTCTTTAGTTTTAGTTTAGACAATATTTGTCAATTAACCACATTTGCTGCTGCCACAAGATTTACATGTAACACAACCTTCCTGATAAACTAAGCTATCTTCTGCACCACAATTAAGACATGTTTTACTTACTGTGGTCCCGTCGACAATATAATTTTTAAGACAACGAGAAATAACCTTACTAAAGCTAAACATATCCATTTCTTTATCTTTTTGCATTTGTTCTACAAGATATTGAACTGGTACACCATGACGAAGTGAAGTTGAAATAACTCTTGTATAACCAGCATGATTAGGATTGTCAAATACAGATACTACATCTTTTACGACAAGCTTGTTGTCGCCCTCGCCAATGGTAAGGTCGTATTTACTGTTCTTAGTTTTAAAGACTCGCTTATATAGTTTACCATTGCGAAATTTAGAAGGGATCTCTATCTGATCTGCAGAGCCTCCGATAACCTCATATGGTTTACCATCAAGAAGCCCAATAAGAACAACCCATTTTTGACCTTTTACTGAAGTGTGATAAATGTCGCAGTCTAATTCTTCAGGGCGCTTTGGTGCATCTCTTTCTACAATTCCTGCCTCTTCAGACTTCTTTTCTTCTGTTGATACTAAAACACCTGAACGAGAACCATCACGGTATACAGTCACTCCTTTACAACCTAATTCCCAACCAAGCATGTAAATATCTTTGACAGTCTCTACATCGATGTCAGCCGGAAGGTTTGTTGTATTTGAAATTGCATGACAAATCCATTTTTGCGCGACAGACTGCAGTTTAACTTTTGCGCGCCAATCTATTTCGTTAGCAGTTGCGCCTGCATAAGGACTCTCAGCTACAGCATGTTCTGGTGCAACCCATGCACGATCGGTCTGTGTGTCCATCCATTGTTTAAATCCATGGTGATAAACAGTAAACTCTGTCCACTCATCACCCAAGTCATCAATAAACATTACTTCTTCATCAGCTTGAACTTTTTTGCGTCGTTTGTAATATAGCATAAATGCAGGTTCAATGCCCGATGTTGTTTGGGTTAGGCAAGAAACAGAGCCAGCTGGCGCAGTTGTTGTATTTGCAATATTACGTCGACCATGTTTCTTATAATCAGCTTGAACTTCGGGAGTAAGTTCTGAAATAACTCTATCAAGGAATGGATGTCCTTTCTCTTTTTCTTCGCTCCAGATAGGAAAGCTTCCACGTTCTTTTGCTAACTGAATTGACTCTTCATACGACGCTAATGACAACCACTTATAAATTTCCTCTGTTGTCTCAATACTTTCATCAGATCCATAAATTTGTCCTAACATTGCAATTGCATCGCCAAGCCCAGTCACTCCTAACCCAGTTCTTCGACCGTTAGTTGCGACTCTTTTAATTGTTTGCCATAGATTTCTTTCTGCTACTTTTACAGACTCTTCTTCTGGATCAGAATCAATCTTAGCAAGAATTTTGTCAATTTGCTGAATTTCTAAATCAATCATATCATCCATTAAACGCTGTGCTTTTCTTGATATGTCTCTAAAAAGCCCATAATCAAACTCTGCTTTTTCTGTCCACGGATTTTTGACAAAAGAGGTGAGGTTAACCAGCATTAAACGACATGAGTCGTAAGGCGATAAGATAATCTCTCCACAAGGATTTGTAGAAACAGAACCAAAACCATCAGTTGCGTATGCATCAGACGGTGTCATGCGAGTAGCTGTATCCCAAAACAAAACACCCGGCTCAGCAGAAGCATGAGCGCCTTCAATTAGAGCATCCCAAACTTCTCTAGCACTAACATGATCATGTACTTCTGGCGTTTGAGAGTCAACCGGCCAACGTTGAATATATTCAGAACCTGACTTAACAGCCTTCATAAATTCGTCAGTTACACGAACTGAAATATTTGCACCTGTCACACGTGTCAGGTCTCGCTTAATTTTAATAAAGTCCATTACTTGCGGGTGATGAACAGAAATAGAAAGCATTAGTGCGCCTCGTCGACCGCCTTGAGCGACTTCACGGCACGAGTTAGAAAAGCGATCCAAGAATACTTCAATTCCGTCAGTTGTTTTTGCTGCATTGGATGTATACATACCTTTTGGTCTAATTTTTGACACATCAAAACCAACTCCGCCTCTACGCTTCATGATTTGAACTTGTTCTTGGTCCGTCTTAAGAATTCCCCCATAAGAATCGGCAGGGGATTCAATGACAAAGCAGTTCGATAAAGATTGAATTTTTGCTTCATTTCCAATACCACTCATTGGTGAACCTTGCGGCACCACATATTTAAAGTCTTTAAATAGACTATATAGCTCTTGTTTATCCATTGAGTTTGGATACATTGCTTCAACTCTTGCAAATTCTGTCGCAAGCCTTTTGTGCATATCATCTGGTGTTAATTCCAGATAATTGCCTTCGTTATCTTGCAGTGCGTATTTATTTGTAAAGACGCTTGCTGCTAGTTCATCCCCCTTAAAGTACTCTAGACTTGCTTGATATACTTGCTCGTGTGTATACATTCTTACTCCTTGTTTATTTTCCTGTAATTTCTTTCCACTTTGATTTTAGCATATTTTTGGTCCCAGCGTTACTCGCCTCAATAGCATCCGTGATAGACATTTCGCCTACATCTTCTAAAACTTCTATTTTAGATCTAGCTGTATCGATGCGAATAGGGAACATGAGACCATCGCGTCCTGCTCTATTTTTTGCCACAAAGAGTCGACCTGCACCGGTTGATTTTTCCATAGGTTTTCTAGAAAGAGAGACAACGACGTCGGCAACCATGGCTTTCCCGTAAGCCTCGGACATGTTTTCCAAACCAACAACCTCAGACTTAGCTGAATCTCTGTTTGCTTGGGATGCTGTCCATATAGGTATATTCATTTCCATTGCCAAGTTTCTAAGTTCCTCATAGACTAATTTTAGTTCGTGTCTAAGTGAGTCATAAGTTCGAGTAGAACGCATAATATCTGCATAGTCTATTACAATTAGACTTGGTTTAAAATCTTTCATTGATAATTTTTCCAAGTGATTTCTAATTGTAACAATGCTCGCAGCCCCTGTCGGGTATTGCTTAATTATTAAGCGACCAAAGTCATTTTCTGAATAAGTTTTGAGTATTTTTTCTTTATTTTCATAGACGTTTGAAGATGGTATATTGCATAGATTTGAGTCATATCTGATGCCTACTGCTGTTTCTGTTAACTCAAAGGTATAGTGAACAACATTCTTACCTCTTCGAATCGCCTCCGCGCCCATAGACACTAGATAGTGAGATTTACCAACACCTGTATTAGCAACTACAACTCCAATTTCTCCTCTACCTAAACCACCATTAAGCACATCTTTTTTATCTAGATGAGCAATTCCTGTTGGGCAGGTTGCTCGATCGACAAGAATAAATCTAGACTCATGATCTTCAAAAAAGTCATGCCCAATTGTTGAAGAGTTACCTTTGAATACTGCATCTTTCATAATACTAAGCACAGACTCATAGTTCTCTGACTTGATTGCTTTTACGCTTTCTTCAAGCGCTTGCTGGAGCGCTTGTTTTTTGCAAAAATCTAGCGTTTTATCTTTGACAAATTTAAGATCTCCAAAGTTTGGGTTTGATTTAATTCTGGTAAGATATTCAATTACTTGTTCTCTTAAAATAATGTCATCACCTGATGATAAATCATCCTTGATCATAGAAACTAGTAATTGCATTGTTGGAAAGTTTCTATACTTTTCGTGGAAGCCAAAAAATCTGTCACATAGAAATTGAAGGTATTTAAGTTCAAAATAGTCAAACTTCATTACCTCCATCATTTGTGCAGCCCACATATGGTCATCGAGTAGGGCTTGAAAAATCTTTTCTTGGAAATCTTTGCCGTATTTAGAAAAGTAGTTGTTGTTTGCCATTGCATTCATTATATTATTTTTCCTTGGGTTAAAGTTTTAAATAAATAGCCATGCTGGAGTATGTCTATATTTTTTATATTATTCTCTTTAAGGTATTTAATTGCATTTATATTATTCCATGCCGGCTTAAAATTTTCAATACTTTCATCAATTCTTTTAGTTTGCATATGCACAAGGTTGTCTACGTCTAATCTGACCAACTTAATATTGCGTTCTATTAGCTTTTCGCTTTCTTTAATGGTTTTATATACCTTTTTCTTTGGAAATTCACTGTGTTTAACGTCGTTATCGATAAACAACTGAAAGGTATTGTTTTCAAAATCTTCTTTTAAAAGTAGTGATCCATATTCTTTGGCAAGAGTTTTGAAACCCAGCCCAGGCACTCCTGGAATATTATCTGATTTATCACCTACCATTGACTTGGCAAGACAAAAATTATGAGGATGTACACCGTATTTTTTAATAACTTTTTCTGTATTAATAAAAGACTTTGAGTTAGGAGAGTATATGATACAATTTTCATCGACTAGCTGATAGAAATCATGATCTCCAGATACTATTACCTTGTTTTTGTCTGATAGTTTATACTTGCAAATGTAGCCTATTGCGTCATCAGCTTCAGCATCCTCAATATATACTTGACAAATAGGCAGATTAGATAGCATTCCTACTAGATTTTTAATTTGGAAATTTCTATTTGCAATACTATCAGGTATCTCATCATTGTCATAATACCGGTTCATTTTTGCAGGCCTGCTTCCTTTTTTATACTCAGGATATATATCACGTTTTCTTTTTGACCCGCCACCTTCCCACACAACAATAACAGACTCTGGCTTGCATTTTTCTATTAGATTTACTAGGTTATAATAAAAACCTACAATTCCGCCTATTTGATCACCGTTGTCTGACATTGCTGGGTGTGCCATATAATGCCTCATAAAAACATTAAGCGCATCAAAAATAAGTACTCTATCTTTAACCATTAAATATCACTCTCTTCAAAGTCTAACATATCATTAAGTGATCTTATTTCTTCGTATGAGTCAGAGTCTATTTCTACGCCTTCACTAGTTCCCATTTTTTTAACCATTGCATCTTTTAGAATGATATCAACGATAGGGCCCCAAAAATTATCTGTCATAATTTCATCAAACTCTGTTTTTCTAAATTTTTTGGAATCGATCAAAGTTCCATTTTCATTAAACATTTCAATGTTTTTCCAACCACCGGTACCTGATATTTGGTAAGATCGATCACCACAATTAACCATACCGTGCTTTCTCAATAGATCAAATGTTTCTTCGTGTTCAACAATTCCTTTTCCAAAATGAATTTGAAATGCTACTTTCCTAAAAGGAGGCGCAACTTTGTTTTTAACAGTTTTAGCCCAGACATTAATCCCAATGACGTCGTCGCCGTCTTTGATTTGTTGTCCTGCACCCAATTTGATTCGTATAGATGAGTGAAAAGGTATTGCCTTACCTCCGGGTGTAGTATCAGGATCTCCATACATAACTCCTACTTTTGTGCGTATTTGATTTAAGCAAACTAAAAGACTATTTGTTTGTCCAATCACACCTGTAATTTTTCTCATTCCTTTAGAAATAGCTCTTGCTTGCAGTCCAATACTTTCTTTGTCATAATCACCTAATAATTCTGCTTTAGGCGAAGACGCAGCAACGCTATCCCAAATAATAGTCACAGGAACATCTTTATCTAGAGCCTTTGCTTTAAGAATTGTTTTTTCTGCTAGATCTAGTACTTCTTCTGTACAGTGTGTATCTACGTAGACAAATCTTTGTGACACATCTACTCCTAAATTACCTAAATTTTCAATTGATGTTGCATTTTCTGTATCGATATAGACAACAATTCCTCCCATTTTTTGGGTGCTTCTTGCAATTTGTGTTGCAATATGAGATTTACCAATGGAAGGTGGACCAAACATTTCAACAATTCTTCCTTCTGGGAATCCTCCATTTTCTTGATTTGCGCAAATATAATCTAAAAGCTTAGATCCTGTACTTACCCATCTTTTTACTTGTGTAGGGCTTTCATCCTCTGCCAAATTATATGCTACTTTTGTCTTATAATCTTTGTTTAAGGACTTGATTAATTGTGAAGTAAAGTCGTCTTTGTTTGTCATGTTTCTTCTCCTGTGTATTAATATTATATTTAAATTTTCGTAAATTTTCAAATAAAAACCCGAAGAAAAATCTTCGGGTTCCATAATGAGCTATAAGTTATTTGTACTTATTAACTCATTAGATCAGAAAAAGCATCATCCAAACTTGAATAAGAACCACCTTCTTCTTTATCTGATGAATCTTTATCTTCGCTAGAATTTTTTGCTGTCCAATCAGAGCCTTCAGTTTCGACTTCGTCACCGTTAAGCCACCCATTAATAATGTTTGACAATTCGTCATATGACTTAACTTGGAAAATACTATCGATATCAGGAATATTATCAACCCATTGTTTAGCTTGTTTTGCGTCACTAGAGAGCGCTGATGATTTTCGAACTGGTAACACTTCAGTCTTTGCCCATTGTTGACCTGGTGCTTTAGTGCACTTAATTTTAAGATCAGTTCCTGTTTTAAGATCTGTGATATCACCATAGTCTTCATCCATCATAAGTGATAATAAAGATTGATATACTAGTTTTCCAAATGACCAAATTCTTACGCCTTCGCCTTCTTCTCCTCGAACCAATACAGGTGCGTATACTCGCATTTTAGGATACAATTTCTTTGCCATTTCATAGCTTTCCTTTGTTCCTTCATCACGAAGCTTTGTAATAAGTTCTTGAACTGGGTCACGCTTGCCAAATTGGCTTGGTGCCAGAAGGCCTCTTTGACCAGGAATATTGTAGTAAAATAATAATTCTTTAAATGGTTGACCGTCATTATTAGGAAAAGAAAGAAGTCTTACCTTATATTCTTGCCCTTCTTCAGGTTTCCACATTACGTTTCTACTAGTAGTATTACCACTAAGTTTGTCAAGTTTGCGTTTAATCGCGTCAAAATCAAGTGCCATATTTTCTCCTTTAATGTTTAACTTGTAATATTCAAAATCTAAATGATTAATTGAACATTAACATTATACTGAGAAGTCTATGTTTTTATCAAATTTATTTTTATTTTTTTTTATATGGAAAAGATCTAGATCTATTAAACTTTTGTCTACGCTTTCTTTGTGAAACAGTCTCACGTTTACCTTTGCTTGTATGCCCTAGAGGAACTTGTACACCTGCAACAGCTCCGGCAGATGAAAACTCGTCCAGATTATCTTCGTCAAGGGAGTTTAACTTTTCCACACTTTGTCTACTTCTACTATTTATTTTATTCATTTTCATTGAAAATTTATCTGAATAATTAGGAAATTCGTCTAAATTTTTTAGAGTTTCTACTAGTCTGTATTTTTTATTTTTATAGACTCTGCATTCTGTTATTGACGGTGGTTGAGGTTGTGTGGGAGTGTCATTATCTGGTAGTCCCATGTTGTTATGTCTATTTATAAATTCATCAATCTCTTCTATTAAAAGTAAACTGTTGTATATGACCGGTCCTCCCATAGGAAGCGTTCCTACATATAACAGCTTTCTAGTAGTAGGGTGCACGTTCTCTAGCATTCCAATAATTTTTTCTGCAGCGAAAGCAGATACTTCATTGGACATTTGTGTCACCATTATTTCAATAATTGAGTCTAGACCGGGTATAGGAAATACCATTATAATGGCATTTAAGATATCGGTAACATCTGTACCAATTTTATGTCTGACTTTTTCAAGTGCTTTAATATCTTTTTTATTTTTTTCAGGTTTGGCAATTAATTGTCTTGCTTTTCTATTAGCGAAAATCAATTGTACCACGTTGGTTGCTAAACGAGGAGGTAGCATTAAAGCGCCGGCGATTTCAGAAACGTCATCTTCAATTCCAAAGAATATATTAAAAAGTAATCTAGTAACTTGTTGAACCAAAGTCAACTTAGATTCTTGTATAATTTCTTCATCGTCTTCGTCGTATAAAAAATCGTCATTAAAGTCGTAAGCATGAAACTGCGATCGTCTAGAATAGGTTGAGTCTGCATCTGCTGTCGGACCCATCTTACCAATGGGGCTAGAGTGCATTCCGCCTGGTGAAAGCTCAGGCTTAAAAGCTCCTAATCCTAATTCTTTAAGGTGTTTTCTCATTTTTTCTCCCGTATAGGAGTAATTATTATGAGACTTTTTTAAATTCTACTGGTATGCTAATATTTGATAGCTTTTCTTTTATATTCTCAATGTCGGTAATGTCTTTGATTTTGTTATCTGGTATTTCAAATGTCATGCTGTCATGTATAAAATAAGCCGGTTGGAGACCGTTTTCGTCATAGAATTGTCTAAATGCTAAAGAGCAAAAATCAACTGTGGAAGATTGAATCCAATAATTGACTACATTGTTATTACTAGTAATAGGGCGTCCGTAATAATTAAAAATTACTCCGTTCTCTTCAAACTCGCTCTCTAATCTTTCTTTGAGTGCATTAATTCCTAAGTCGTCTTTTATTTTTACAACTTTGCTTTCAGATATCTTCATTAGTTTAGAAATAGTATATTCATTTGCTCCATATATCATTGAAAGTATGCCACGCTTTGTTCTGTCGCGATTTTTGAAGTCTATGCCATATTTATCAGATACCCATTTATAAACGTCTCTGTTATCAATATCGAACCCCTGAGACAACAAATAAAAGAAAGGTTCACAAGATTTAAAATCAACTTCAAATAAATTTTTCCCACTAGTAGATTTCAATAGTTTTCTTTTTTCTTTCTTGAGTGTTAAAAAATTAAAACCAGACTTAATACTAGTTCTACCGGTTATACCACAGTGATCATAAACCGGTTTTTCT